CGGCGAGGTTCTCGCCCGCGTCGAGCAACGCGGCCTCGGCCGCAGGGCTCTGCACGAAGGGTCGCGCGGCCTCGGCCCGAACCTTCATCGGGTAGCTCGCCACGATATCCTCCGCCCGCTTGCGGCCACGGCTCGACCGGAGCCTGCCTTTCACACGACGGCGACGCTGGACGCTCACTACCTGACCGCGACGGCCGAACTCGACGAACCGGCCGTAATACAGCCCGTATAGGGTCTTACCCGTGCGCCCGCTGGTGATGCCCATCAGACCGCTGCGGATCTTCCACCCGCCGTTGAGAACCTGCGTCGACAGGCCACGCCACAGATCGCCGGTGCGAACCGGCACCTCCGACTTCTGCGCGGCGAGCACCGCAGCACCGATCTTAGGCAAATCCTCCTTGATCTCGGCTTCGGTCGCCCTGGGCAGCGTGTCGAAGAGGCTCAGCAACTCCTGCATGCCGCGCATCGCGCTAGCCATCGGGTAGCGCCTCAACGGACTCGGTGTCGGCCTGGATGATCTCGCTCTCGCGCAGCCCGTCGGGATCGATGACCGAACGTACGTTCATCACGATGTCCCGATAGCGAAGCTGGTCGGTATCAAGCGCGCCAGAGCCGAAGCGAACCGTGATGCGATAGAATTGTACGCCCTGTACGGCCTGCGAGAGCAGAGCCTCTCGGCCATTCTGACTGATCACCTCAGCCCATATCGTCTTGACCTTGGCCCAAGCAACTGTCCGACCGCCGCGGCCGTCGTCGATTTTCTGCTTTCGCCATATCTCAACGCGCTGCCGCAGCCGGCCGGAAGATAGCGTCATCAGAGGCTCCGCTTCCGCCAGCGGCGCAGCAGCAGCTGGACGCCGGTGGGCAATTCAACTGCGGCTGCCGAACGGCCGACGACGTCAGCCTCACGGTTCACGTACCATGTGCCGATCAGCAGGTGCATCGCGCGCTTCACGACCGCCGGCACGTCGTTCGGGCTGGCGAAACCGGCAGCTACGTCGATCTCGACGGGCAGCGTCGGGCGACGTCCGATCGAGAACGGGAGGACGCCGACGCCCCAGCCATAGGCGACCGGCAGGATGCGGGCTGGACGGGCCGTGAAGCTGGTAAGCCACGATCCGGCGACGAGCGGCGTCATCACGCCGCTGAGCGGATAGCGGATCGCGGTCACATCGCTGACCGGCCACGAGCACAAAGTTAGAGACCGCCCCAACTCCGGGGCCGTCTCGGTGATCTGGCGCTGCGTGAGGACGAGACCGGTATAATTCTCGACGTGCTCACGCGCGGCGACGATGAGGTCCGTGATGAAGTCGTCATCATCGGACGTATCGACGCGGAGATTCTGTTTCGCCTGATCGAGGGTGAGAGGCTCGGCCATCAATCACCTCGCGAAAAATGGGGCCGCCCGTGAGAGCGGCCCCGAGGTTGCCCTGGGAGAGGGTCAGGGAAGGTTAGGACTTCGTCTTCTTCAAGGCGGCCTCGATCTGCTCGGCCGCGATCACGGCGCCGGTCTTCGTCGGATCGTTGAAGTCGATCCGGTTCATGTCGGCGGTCGTGTTCTTGCGCGGGTCGTTGTCGACTGCAGGATGGTCCGGATCGACATCGGGAACGACCTGATGCGGGGCGCCGGATGGGCTGAAGGTGGTCGCGGGATCGACGCCCGAGGCCTGATCGGAGGTGTCGCCCGCGGTCTTCGGGGCGATGTCAGCAGTCGTCTCGGCCATGGTGATGTCTCCTGTCATGGCGGGGAGGAAGGATGCGGCCGGACCAAAGCCCGGCCGCGAAGGATCAGGCGCTGATCAGCTGCGCCTTCATCGCGTCGGGATTCTTGACACCGCCGCCCACACGCTTGGTCACATAGAAGGCGATGAAGGGCTTATTGGTGTACGGGTCGCGCAGCACGCGCACACCAATCCGGTCGATGACCAGATAGGTCTCACGCATATCGCCGAACAGCATAGGCGTGGCGTTCGCTGCGAGCGCCGGCATGTCCGGAACATCGATCACGGGATAGCCCATGAGCGTCGATGGCTGGCCGGCCGTGTAGGTCGGCTGCCAGATGTAATTGCCCTGGCCGTCCTTCAACTTCCGAAGCGCGGCGAGCGACGTCCGGTTGAGGAAGAACTTGGCGTTCGGCGTGTACGTCGCAGGCAGCGCGTAAACGATCGAGACCACACCGTCGGTCGTGAAGGCGGCGGCCGCGCCGCTGTTCACTTCCTTGATGTCGCCCCAAGGATGCCGAGCAGCATTCGCGGCGCTGGTCAGATAGGTGAGGATGCCAAACGGCTTGTTCGTCCCATCGCCCGACAGGAAGGCGATGCCCTCCTGGCGCGAGAACTCGGTTTCGATCTCGCCGGTCAGCCAGTTCTCAAGGTCGATCTCGCTGTCGTCGAGCAGCTGCTGAGATGCGGCCGCATTGGCATAGATTTCGCCCGGGTTGAACTGGAGAGAGGTGAACTGCGGTGTGCTGGTCGCGGGCCGCGACGCGGTTTCGCCGACCCAGCCGGAGCCGATCGAGCGGTCGGTAAACAGCTTGGTGAAGCCCGCGGTGCTGATCGACTGGACGGTTGCCTCCTGGCGGATCGGAGAGATCAGCTTGAGGCGCCCGGTGACAGTGCGGTCCCACTCGATCGGAGTGGTATAGCCGCCGTCGGCAGTCGAGCCTTCCGACATCGCGGCGCGGATGCCGACGCGCTGCTCGGACTTGAGCTTCTCTTCCTGGTCGCGCGTGCCTTCACGCATGTAGGACGAGAAGAGGGTCGAATAGGCAGCGTCAGGCACTTCGCGCTGACCATTGCCGCCATGAAGCTTGGCCGCAGCCGACACCTTTGCGGCATCGTCGAGCGCCTTTTCCATTTCCGACATGCTCGCGCTGATTTTATCCAGCTTTTCGTTGACGGCACCGTCCTCGGCCTTCGCGGCCAGACGTTCGTCGTTGGTTTTCTTGAACTCCTCCCAGTCCTTCTGGAAATTTGCCCAGATAACCTTCGGATCTGCCATATCCGCGCGGATGCTCGAAACGATCGCGCGAGGCATGGGCTGAGCGGACGCGAGAAGCGCCGCCTTGCTAACGTGCTGCATGGGGTATCTCCGCCTAAAAAGTGAAGCCGGCCGGAAGGGCCAAGGGATTGTCGGCAGCGCCCGGCGTGTCGACGGCATCTTGGGCAGCGCCTGGCGTGCCCTTGATCTTCTGAATTTTTGCGCGCGCCTCGGTGCGGCTGAGGCCGCCCGAAACAAGCTGAAGCTCCAGCGCGCGAAGCTCATTGACGGAGCGATCCGCAGCCTTCGCCTTCTCGTCGCGCGTGACCTGATCGGCGGACAGCAGCGCGTCCGCAAAGCCGCGATCGATCGCCATCGCGCCCGACATGAAGGTTTCGTCGTCCATCCACTTCTGGATGTCGGCGAGCGGCTTACCGGATTGCTTGGCGTAGACCTGCGCCATTGCGAGGTCGAAAGGCTCGAGGAATGCAGCGACCTCTGCAAAATCGTGGCGGTTTCCGACGGCACCGCACCAGCAATTATGGATCATGACGAAAGCCGATGATCCGATCTCGATGGTGTCGCCTGCCATCGCGATGACTGAGGCGGCAGAGGCCGCCATGCCCATGATCTTGACGGTGATCGCCTGGGGATGCTCCCGCAGGACGTTGTAGATCGCGAAGCCCTCGAAGATGTCGCCGCCCGACGAATTGATCTGCACCTCGACGGGACGATCGCCGATCGCACGCAGCTGCGCGGAGACGCCCTTGGCGGTGACGCCACCGCCGGTCCAGAAGTCCTCGCCGATGTCTTCCAGCATCGTGATGACGTTGTCGCCGGAGGCAAGCGCGGACGGACGAATGCCGGCCGCCACCTCGCCCCAACGCTCGACGATGCTCGGCTTCGTAAAAGCCGAGACACGCCGATCGGCGGGCACGGGAAGAGCGTCACCGCGCTCGCGACCGTTGACCCGGCCAGCGATGGCGCGGGGAAGCGGGGCGTTACCCTTGGCGCCGGGCTTGCCGGGCAGGGGGCGGCCTTCCAGCGACTTCGCGGCGCCGGGGCGCGGCGTCGTGGGCGACTTATCCATTGGCGTTGTCCTTCGGGGGCGGGGTGTCGCTGGCCTTGCCGGCCGTCCGGGGCGGCAGATTGTCGCCGCCGTCGATCTTATTCTGGTCGAAATTCTGGCGGACCTCATTGGGCGCCATCCACGGCGCGCCTCCGCCCATTCCGAGCGCCTTGGCGAAGAAGTCGGCCTGGTCTTTCAGCGAGCCGCGCAGGAGAGCGCCGTCGTTGAACTTGGCGAACACCGTGCCGACCTCGGAGGGGTCGAGACACCGCTCAATCGCCTGCTCCCAAGCGACAAACCAAGCGAGTAGGCAGTATGTGACGAAAAACTGTCCGAGCACCTCAACTCCGGTGCCCCAATTGGTCGAATCGAGATTCAGAAGCGGGCGCGGGACACCAGTAAAGCGTGAAATGTCCTCGTCCTGATGCTTTCGCGTTTCAAGGTGCTGCGAATCCTTCGGATTTGCGGTCGAGGGGACGTATTTCAGCCCCTCTTCAAGGATAAGGAACTTCGACGCGTTGCCGGCGCCGGAATATCGCTCTTCCAAGCTGTCCCGAAGGTGTTGAATGGCCTCTTCGCCCAGCGATTGGTCGGTCTGCAGCGAGCCGCCGGCCATCATGCCGTTCTTGAACAGTCGTCCCGCTGCGCGTTCGGCTTGGACCGCAATGCCGAGCGCCTGGGTCGCGACATCGAGCAGGCCAATGCCTCGCAGCCCGTCGCAACTGATCATCGCCCGGAAGTGAAAGACGTCGCGCGATTGCAGAATTACCGATCCGCCGCTCGGTCGATCATAGCGAAAGGTCAGCTGGAAGTCGTCGGATAGTAGAGGCGTGATCGAGCCGCGCTTTAGTGGAACAAGAGCTATGATCTTGTTGCGAAAACCGCGAATTACCAGCGCATAAGCGTTGCCATCAAACAGGGCAGTGGCCTGCATATGGCTCTTGAACTCAAGCGGCGTCTGATAGTCGTTCGGCTTCGTCTTCAGCACCGTGTAGAGAGGATGGTCTTTGGCCTCCTCGGTGTCGCCGCCAGCGATATTGCGCATCACATGGATGGGCAGCATGCCGATCGCCGAGGCAATTAGATTGACCGCGCGGAAGAACGTGCTGTTTCGAAGCGCCAATTTCTCGCCGACATGGACGCCGGCTGCCGATTCCCGGCCGCCGCCAAGGAATACGGCCAGCCGGGGATCGCTCATGTCCTCGAAGACGTAGCCTTCGCTCAGCGGGTTCGGCTCGTAAGCCCAGTCTGCGTGCAGCGCTGGACCGCCATTATGGCCGATCGGGACGGCCGTGGTGGTTCCGGAAGCGGTTGAACGGCGATAGCCGGCAGCGCGGCGATAATCGTCGGGAGTCGCCATATCCTCTCCCTCAGATCATCAGTGCGCCGCGCGACGCGTAGACCGACTTCTTCTTCGGTTTCTCGGCCGCCGTTGCGGCGCCGACACCCATGGCGATAGTGACCACGCCATCGATGCGGCCGCGGGAGCGCGCCTTGTCGAAGCATCGGTTACCCTGACCATCTTGGTCGATGGCGGCATTGGCAGCGCAGCTGTAGGTGACCGGCGAGGCGTCGATCGTGATCCGCCCCTCTAGGATGCGGTCCTCGGTCTTCGTGATGCTGTGCGGCATGCACAGCTGCTTGTCCTCGAACATGACCCGCTTGCCCTGAGCGTGGCTGATGATCTTAAGGCCGCGCCCTTCCGGCTTGCCGGGCCCCTCCCATCGCCAGACGGACAGGCCGATCACCTCGCACGCTTCAATGAAAGACGCGATGAAGGCAGGGTCGACGATCAGCGCCTGCACGTCTCCGTCCGCAACGCGCTGCGCGACCTGCGTGGCGACATACGTGAAGTCGATCGTCGAACCAGGCGTCGCGGTCAGGTAGCCATCTGCAACCCATTCGACGTAGGGGGCCTGATCGGCTTTTGCACGATCCTCCAGCCCCTCCTTCGTCGTCCAGTACCAGCTCTTCGACCAGAGCATGTTGGCGGCAGGATCATCCCACGTCTCGGTAAGGGCGGTGAGGTCGTTCTTGCGGGACAGATCAAGCGACAGCCACGACTTCATCTTGCGGAGCGACTTCTCGTCAACCTCGCCTTGCACCGCCGCCCATTTCTCTTCGTCGATCCAGAAGTCGGCGGCGCCGGTCGGGATGCCGAAATAGAGGCGCTTGACCGACGATGTGGTCGACACGCGAAGCGCGGCCGAGGCGACGGTCTCGCGGACATTGTCGATCGGATAGGTCTGCCCGAGCGCGGGCAGGGCCTTCGCCCAACACGCCTCATTCTTGAAGACGTCCTCGCGGTCGGCTTTGTCGACACGGGCGATGAAGCCGAACGCCGCGTCATCGCGAGCCTCACCCTTCACGATCTGCTGAAACATCTCCGAATAGGAAGTGCCGACATGCTGCGACGTCGCCGGCGTGTTCGTGCCGAGGATCATCATCGCGTTACCGGCGATCTTGTCGATCGCCCGCTGCCAGATCTCGATCGAGTGATCCGACTTGAACTCGTGGATCTCGTCGGCGACGACGAGGGCAGGGCGCGGACCCGACTGGTTATCGCCACCGGCGAGCGTCCGGAAGAATGACTGCGAGCCGGGGTGCTCGATCTTCCAGGCGTTGTCGCCTTCGCCGCGGATGATGACCTCGCCGCGCGATTCGAGCGTGTCCCCCTCATCTTCGTCCGGGATCTGGCCCCGGCACATGGCAACGGCATCACGGAAGAGGACGTTGGCGGTCGCCTTGTCCTGTCCGATCGCAAACACCTGGGCGCGCGGAATGCCGCACCATCCCATAACATAGACACCAAGCGCGCCCATGAGCGGCGACTTCGCCTGTCCCTTGCCCGTTTCCAGCCACGCGCGGCGGAAGCGCCAGCGTCCCGCCTCGTTCAGCCATCCGAACAGCGAACCGATGACGAAGGTATGCCACTCGAGCGGGTGAAACGGCTCGCCGGCCGCCGGGCCGTCGGTGACCGGGAACACGGCGGGCAAGAAACCGAGCGCATGTGCTGCCGCTTCCGGCCGCCAATGTAGGCCGCGCCGCGGACCATCGCGAAGATCGCGAAGGTGGCGCTCGGCCTGATGCCGCACAAGTTCACCGACGACCAGCTTCCCGTCGACTGCCGCGTGCGCCCACGCCGTCGTGGGGTCATCGGCAGCGAGGAACCTATTTGCCAACAGGCTTCAGGTACGCTGCCGCACCTGTCGTCTTCCGGGCCTTGCGTTCGACCTTCGCGCCAGCACCACGATCGCGCAGCGAGATGCACAATTCCTTTTCGAGGACGGCAGCCTGCGACGACGCGTTCGACATCGTCGTCCACCATGGGTTGTAGGTCGGAACGCCAGTCTTCTTCGCCTTCATGACTGGGCCGGAGCGCAGCACCTCTTTCGCCGAGATGTCGAAGGTGACGTAGGCGACGACGAGACGCTTGATCGAATGGGCGTTCGCGGTCGCCAGCTTCTCGACGCCGCGCAATTCGGTGATCAGCGTCCGCCAGTATTCCGCAGCCGCGTCACGGTCGGCGGCGCGGCCGAAGATCGCGCGCCAGTTGGGCTCGGGGGGCACGCCAAGGCCGCCATCGATCACGTCCATGGCAGCCTCCGGGAGGAAACCCTCCCCCCTCAAAAACAGCTTGTAGTGCGCACGGCGGGTCGATGCGGTGTCCGCCGCCCGGCCGTCGAAACTTTTGACCCCGGGTGGGCAATATTGTTGCGCATTGTCGTTCGTTGCGTCGTCGCGCAACAATCGTGCGTCATCCAGCGCGGTTGCGGTTCCACGGATGATCCGGGCTCGTCGGCCTGCCGGAGCGGCCGATGCCGCGTCCGTCCGCCGTGACCTGATGACCGAACTGCTTGGCGGTCTCGATCAAGTCGTGCTCGCGGCAGACGTTCTCGGTGTTGCTGTCCTCGTCGCTGCCACCATGCGCCAGTGGCGTGATGTGGTTGACGACGACAGCGGGCGTCACCCGATTGAGTTCCAGGCACTTCTCGCAGAGGCCATCGGTGCGAGCCAGCCGGCGGGCGCGTTGCTTCTGACCCGCTCGGCCGCGGAGGCGCTCAACCACGGCCACGCACCACAGCACGGGCAGCAGCAACGATCCGCTCCACCTCATCGACCCGACGCTCTGCTTCACCGTGCGAACGCGCCGGCTCAGCGAAGTCGAAGGCGATAGCATGTAGGTCGGAGGCCAAGCGCTCAAGCTGGCGAGCCTGCGCCTGCATCAGCGTGGGCCAGCCATGCCCATCAGCTTCTCGCCGATGTCAGCGATACGATCACTCAAATGAGATCGATCACGCCGCGCTTGCAGCTCGACCAGTTCGCGATGTACCTCGGCAAGCCACGCCTTGGTCACGGTGACCTTGCGGGCCTGATCGCCGTCAGCGGCCTTGGCGAGCGCGGCGAGGTCGATTGTCATCGGTCACCTCATGGTGGAGCCCACTGCCGGGATCGAACCGACGTCGCCGTCTTACGAAAGCGGTGCTCTGCCATTGAGCTAAGCAGGCGATGCCAGATACGACAAAGGCGCCCATGAGGCGCCTCGGTTCAATCATTACTTCTAATTTGGTCCCCGACGTAGCCGGTGAGCCCTACGCGGAGTTGCGGCTTCCAGGCTGATGCCCTCATCCCCGCTAGTACACCATTGAGGTGACCCGCTGCCGATCATGTCGGCGCGTGGATATTATGCCGCTTCTGCCTCGTCGTCAATCAGGAGCCATGTCTCAACGCCGAAGAGAATGTTGCCGCCGAAATTCACAACCGCAACCTTGCCCTTGAGCTCAACGATGACGCCATCAAGGCCAGCGAACGCGCCAGATCGGGGCTGCACCGCCTCGCCGACTGCCACTACACGGCGCTGCTTCTTTCGGCGTTCGCGCTTGTCCTTCTCTTCGGCCGCGCGCAGCTTGGCGAGCGACGCGTCTGCGATCACGGGCGCGCGACCCGCATACTGGAATATCGAGAACGACGGGTGCGGACTGGTCGGCAACGCCAATGCGCGAAGTAGGTCTGGGAGATGGCAGGCGCGCGCGAACACGAAGCTTGGGATGATAGGCTGATCGACCTCCCGAAATCCCATATGAATCCGGGAGATGCGGCGTTTGTGAACGCCGCGTGGTGTCCAAGCCTCGATGCCGCCATCGTTGAGCGATTGAGCCAGGCGCAACGTGCTGCGACTGTTCGTCCGCAGGATGCACCAGCCGTTCTCCCTGTCTCGACGTCTGGTCGCTGCCCGATCGAGATCCAACAATTCCACCCCCACGCTACTCACTCCTTACGATGACCTGATGAAACGACCGCGCAGGCCGCATCCGCGCTGCGGCTCGAATCCAATCCCGGTGCGTTTTTCTCGTCTGAAGCACGAAGGATGGAGAGCGCGATGAGCGACCAAAAACCGATGCAGGCCGATGGCCAAGGCACCAAGCGTAAGGACGATGGTCCAGAGATCGCTTCTCGGAAGGGCGGTGCTGGCGAGTCCGGTGGCGGCGCCTATCCCAATCCGCACACCGGCAAAGGCAAGAAGTCCAATTTCGGCGGGTTCTTCGGGCACGGAGGCCAGACAGACATCGCCTATCACGGCGGCGACAATCCCAACGCCACAACCGAGGAAGAGTGAAATGGCCGAAGGAGGCGACGAGGGCAAAGACGACGAAGCCAAGGAGCTTGAAAATATTCACGAGCACGCCGACCCAAGCAGAGGCGACAAAGAGGTCGACGGTGGTGATCGGGTAAGCACCGAAGGCGATGAGCCGCATGGTGCAGCCGACGAGCAGGCGACTGTTTTCAAACGGTCGATTTGAGGCGCTAGCGAAATTCAACCCCAACAGGAGACGCATCATGGATCGGAATGGCGAAGACTGGACCGGCGACGACATCTCGGAGAAGGCGAGCGCTCCAAGCGGCGCACGCGACGATGCCAGCGGGGACGCGCCCGCCGACGCAGACGAGACATCCGACACGGGCACGACATTGCCGCCGGAATCCGGCGAGCCCGACGACTTCCGGCCCGAAGGTGCCGAGTTCGAGCCAGCAGGCGGCATCGTGAAGAAACCGCCCGTGCCAGAGCAGCCCGATGACGCACCAACGGAAGGCGACAGGCGGTAGTCACCAGCGCGCGGCAGCGTGTGGGCGAGACGGCTCATCAGTCGATTGCCCGCCGCTTGCCTCGCGGGTCGTAGGACAGGTCGGGCCGAAGGGACGGCACGATCACGTCCGCAAACGGAACATCGAGACCGAGACGACGCAGCCCCTTGTTTTCGGCGAGCAGGCGTTCCGATGACGTCTCCATCGTCGGCGCGTCGGCCCACGGCCCATCATCGGTTGAGTGCCCGTAGCGCCAAGCGGCCAGGTCATAGCGAACGTCTTCCGGCCGACGTCGTGAAATGCTTTCACCCTGTTGGAAGCCGCGGCGATATGCGCGCTCCGACGCTCGAGCGAGCAGCGTCGTCACCACGTTCATCTGCTCGAACGTGAGGCCGTAGAGGGCATCGTCTTTGATGCCATCGGTGATGTCGCGGGCGTTGCGTGGCTGTTCCATGGGCTTTCCTTTCGATGTGTCGTTAGCGGCATCCAAGCCCCAGAACTCGGTTGGCCCGATCAACATGAGTGCGCGGCCATGCTCCAGCATGACGAAACTCGCTGCGCCGCGGCCGTGCTCAGCCATCCGAACCCCAATCGCGATCAACGGTGAGTCGGAGAAGGGCGCGGTTGTTGATCTCCATACCCGGCCGCATGCGATGCTGGGGCACGAACAGTTGGTTGAGCGCGAGGGCCAGGTTGCCAGTCACGTCCGCCGTACCCCAGCCCTTCATCGCAATCTGGCATATCCAATCGAGCAAGCGGAAGCTGCTGCCGATGTCTTCAAGATCGACCTCGTAGGAATTCTCGCGAGGATCGGAGACATTGGACGGGCAGCGGCAGAGGCAGAGGCGTTCGGCGTCGAGGACCCACGGTCCCCACCGATGACTGTGACCGTAAGTGGTGCGATCCGGAGGTAGGTCCGAAAGCCGAAATGGCGTTGCGCTGAGGGTGGCGCGAGGTTCGTCATTCATAATTTTCTCCTATGCGATCTGGAACTGACCGAGGTCGGAATAGACCCCGGTCACCTTGTCGTAACCGAGTGTGGCCTTGCCCTGCTGGCCGACCCACTTGAACCGCACCTTCCGGATGTAGACGTCTGTCGTGCCGGTCTCCTGACCGCGATGCACGACGACGCCACAGTCAGCCTTGTTCACGAAGTTTGCCGAGCCGCTAATGTCGTAGAGCGTCGGAACCGGTGTTTTCCCATGTTCGACCTTCAACTTAGCTGGATGCGCGACGAACCAGACATGCACGCCATGGGCGGCTGCGAAGCGCTTAAGCTGGGCGAGCATATGCGAGACGTACTCTGTCTCGGTCATGTTGTCGGGGCGCCGATGCTCGATCTCGTTGTACGGATCGACGACCAAGCCTCTGATACCGAAACGCATGACAAGTATGCGCGCTTTCGCAAGTATCCATGCCAAAGTCGGAGCTTCCTCGCCTTCCGCTCGCATGAAGTGGAAATGCTCATCGATGTCGGACATCGCCTTTTCGAGATTCCACGACGTCATGCGCATCGTCGGACCATCCCAAAATGGCATGCCAGTCCACTTTTCGACCAACTTGCTGATCTGGTTTGGCGGATCGTTCTCGAATGAACAGATGCCGAAAGCCCACTGCTGAGCGCGAGCCAGCTTGATCATCAGCTGATCGAGAAACTCCGATTTGCCGTGGTTCGGGACGCCAGTGACTATCGTAAGTTGGCCGGGGGCCACCGTGTAGAGGTTGTCCAGCGATGGGAATCCGGTGCTAATTCCACGGGCGCGACCCTCGTGAAACAGCCGCATAACATCCTGGGCATAGTCTCCGACCGTGAACAGTCCTTCAACGGGCCACGGCCTAGCCTTGCGGCACCACTCGCCAAGCGAGACCTTGCCGAACTGAACCAAGTAGTCGTTTGCGTCCTTCGTGTCGGCAGGCCACTCGACGCGCCAGCAATGTTCCTTGCCGTACCGCCGCGCCAGTTCCTCGGCGAGAGCGTGACCAGGTTCGTCCATATCAGTCGCAATGATGATCCTGTCGAAGGGCTCGGTCCATTCCATGCACGCCGCCAGGAACGAGAATTTCTTCGCGTGACGATCGCCGTCACCCACGGTCTTCGGGGCGCCGTCAGGCACCGAGACGACATTCGGGATGCCAGCCTCAATTAGCGATAGCGCATCGATCTCGCCTTCGACGATGAATAGGTCGCGGCCTTTCTCGACATCGAGCTTATCGACAAGCCAGTAGAGCTTTTCGCCGTCTTTGATCTGGGAGAAGCCATCTTTCGGCAGGCGCCGAAACTTTGCGTTGACGATCGCAGTGTCGCCCGGCTTTCGAAACGGAAAAACGACGGACTGACGATGATCGGACCAGCCGACGCCAGCATAATCCAGCGCCTCTTCGCTGATACCCCGATCAGCGAAGTAAGTGATGGCGTGCGCTGGCAGCGCAGCGGGCTTGTGCATGATTCGCACTGGATCACGCCTCGGCGGCGGCTCGAACCCTCGATTCTCGCCGACACGGACGCCGCCGGACCACTCGCAATTATGGCATTTCCAGATCGCGCCGGTCTCGTTGATCGTCAGCGACAGGCACGGGTCTGACTTATTCCTGCGTTGCGCCGAGCATTTCGGGCACAGCAGCTTCTGGTCACCTGCGTGCAAATCCTTCGGGGTTATACCCTCGCTGCTCAAGCCCTCGGCGAGCTTCTCGTCGGCCGTCATATGCCGAGATACTCCTTGCCGTTTGGTTGAGCGTTGCGGCCGCGCGCCTTGTCGGCGTTGAGCAACCAATTCTGCCAAGTTTTGCGCCAGTCGACCTTGGTCGCGTCCCGACCGCTTTTCGCCTGCCAGTACAGCGTAAACTTTTCGGCCTCGTGGCGCGCGGCGTCAGAACCGATACCTTTCTCCGCCGCCAGCACGATCCATCCCTCTGGCATGACGAAGTCATCCGGCAGCCGGGTGCCGCGCTCAGCGGCGCCGACCGAAGGTATCTTATTATTAGACTGTCCCTGTCCCTGTCCCTGTCCCTGTCCCTGTCCCTTGGACGGTTTTTTCGCGTGACTGGAGCGTGACTTAGTACCCGCTGTCACGCGTGACACATGCGTGACGCGATCTGGACGGCCAAGTCCTTCCCATTGCTCGAAATTTAGTGCTTCTCGCTTGTCGTCGGGATGCCGCTCGTTGTGCTTCCGGATGGTCGCGCAATAGGTAAGGTGGCGCTTTTTCAGCTTACGGCCCCATGCTTGAAGGGCCTCGTCTGCGACGACGCGATGATAGAGCCTGCCATCGCTGCACTTGATCCAGCCGTGCATCGCCAGGTCGCGCGCATTGTCCCATGTGACACGATCAAAGCCCAACTCGGCGAGATAGCAAAGCTCGTCGTCGTCATCGGGCAGTGACGCGGCGGGCATCTGGTGCCAGCTTCGGTACCAGAGCTTGTGGCCGATCATCCACGCCATCGGGTTGCGGGATGCCCTGGCGTTGAACGACGAACCGAACAGGCGGCCGATGTCGATCATGATCCGCCCGAAGTCGCGGAGATCGCAGTCCGGCGGCGTGAGTGGCTCAGGCAGGTCGCCCGCGTCCATATCTTCTCCCCCTGCCATCGCGGTCAGGCCGCGATTGACGTGGCGTCGGCGTTCGGCGCGGGGTAAAAGTCGGGGCGGAGAAGCCAGCGCGGTATTTCCAGCGCGGCCTCGACCTTCAGTACGAATGGCGCCGAGAGCATCGGCTGCGCCCTTGTGAGCATTTGCGACACCGCCGCTTGAGTGCAGCCACAGATGTCTGCCAATTTGGCTTGGCTGCCAGCGCGCGAAATTGCCTCCCGCAGCGCATCTTCCGGTGTCATTGAATCCATAAGTCTCATTATGGCTCAATGATAATTTAACTTCAATAGCGTCCTTGTGGGTTGCCATATAAGGAAGCTGATATGAGAACCGAACGCATCGCCGAACGCATGGCCGAATTGGGCATGAGCCAAGCTGACCTAGCCAGGAGGGTCGGCGTTTCGCAGCCTGCGATCCAGCAGGTCCTTAATGGCCGGACAGGACGCTCGCGCGTATTGCCGGAGATTGCCCAGCAGCTCGGCGTCTCGGTCTCTTACCTGCTGGGTGATACAGACGACCCGGCGGCGGTCGATGTGCCGCGCCCCTTATCGCCCGACGACATGGCGGCCGAACTAGGCGTTGCTCGCGTCCGCCAGGTGCCAGTCGAATACGGCATGGGTGGTGGCACGTATATCGAGGATTACGTCGAGGAGCAGTGGTCGTTCTTCGATGCCGAGTGGCTGCGCGAGATCACGGAAACCCCGCCGAGCAGCCTATTCGTCGCGCGGGGCGTCGGCGACTCGATGATGCCGACGCTATTGGATAGCGACACGCTTCTGGTCGACCGATCGCAGCGCACGGTCAAACAGCAGGATCGGATTTGGGCGCTGACCTATGGCGAGGTCGGTATGATCAAGCGCATCCGGCGCCTACCGCATGGGAAGTATCTGGTCATGTCGGATAGCCCGCACGTCTCAGATTTTGACGCCCCCGACGAGGATATTCACATCATCGGCCGGGTCGTCTGGATAGGCCGCAAAGCCTAGCAATAAGAAAACTATTGACCGTGTCCCAAAAGGACACTTATGATCCTGCACATCGGATGAGCGCTTGAAAGGCCGACTCCGACGGACAGGACCAGCCAGCGCGTAACTCGGCGCCTCTGCGGAGGGCCACCATCGCAAAGGCCTGATCCTGCCAACTCAAGCAGGAGAAGGCCCATGCCGGCCACGGTTGCAGAATCAAAGTTTCGGCGCGCTATCCGCGCCGTTGAGCCCTGGTATGACTGGGGCGTCTCCGGGATCACCCGTGTAGACGAGCGCGGCGAGGGGTACGGACGGTTCTTCACCGTCGACTTCCTCGGCATCCATTTGATGATCATGTTCGGCCGCACGCCGAAGGCGTGTGGGGAGGCTGATTATGTCGGCTAAACCCGCGCCCGATTATGCGGCGATGGATGCCGCAGACGGCTGCGCTCCCGGCTATTCCAAGATGGCCGCCGAGCGAGACGCCGCAGTTAAGTTCCTGACGAACTGGCGCGTCAACAAATGCACGCCCTTTTCGGATGGTGATGACATCCTGCGTCAGGCGCATGGCCTCGTAACCGTGCTCGAACACGCGCACCTCGACGCCGACGACATGGGCCGCAGGCGCGGTGACGGTGACGGCTCGCTGATGCACAACGCCAACGCCATCTTCATGGCGCAGGCGCTCAACGCGGTCGGCTCACTCGTCTCGCTGGCGATCTTGTTGGGAGAGGCAACATGACCGCCGCAGCGAAACCGAACCGGCGCCCACATGGCGCGCCGCCGGACACCTATGAGCGCGCTTCCGACGCCCACGCCCTGGTCTACGACGCGCAAGTCGTCGCGACCGAGATCGAACATGTCGGCATGGGCAACGCCAGCTCGGCGGATCTTATCAACCGGATGACCGCGCTGAGCCTCGTCACCGTGTCGCTGCTGCAGCGCGCGATCGAGGTCCTGAACGGCGTGATCGACTACGAGCCCGAGGGAGAATCCTGATGTGGCCTTTCCGCAAGCGACCCATGAGCACGGTCGTGACTTTCATGGTCGGCGCCGCGCCGAGGGCCAACTGGGATGCGGCGCTGAACCGCTACCTCCGCATCCGCGAAACGTGGAACGTCCATCTTGATGCGCTGCTCGAATATGAGCGCGGGATGGGCATCGGTCGGGACGATCCCGAGCATGATAGGCTCGAAGAGGTGTCTGGCGACTGGTGCGGTCGCGATGCCGAAGCCCTGCGCGACCTGATCGACGTTCCGTCGCCCACGGTCGCCGCCGCGCTGCTCAAGTTCGAGCTGTGCATCGAGAACGGCGAGAATGCCGAGCCGGTGCTGGATGACCTTCGGCGCCTGACTGGCATTGCCAACCCCGCCCTCGACACTGCGGAGACGGTATAATGGCTGCGCCCATTCCACAGCAGTGCAACACCTGCCGGTTCTGGCTGTTCGGCGAGGACGGCGGGGAAGATGGCGGCGACGATGGCCGCCCCTACGGCTGGGGCTGGTGTCGTCGTAATCCGCCGACGATCAGCGAGCGCATGAGCGACATGCTCATCCCGGCGCTGGGTAATCGCGCGACCAATTACGATCCCGAGGACGTCGCGACGGTCTGCAATATCGCTGACTGCTCGCTGTTCCCGGCGACGTGGCATTCCAAGTGGTGCGGCCAGTTCGAACAGGTGCCGGCATGAGCGAGGCATCAATCGCATCGCGCTGTGCTGACCTTCAGGTGCCTCTTGGCCGCATCTTGACGCTCGCCAGCCTCGCCCAAGACATATTGGACGGGCAGGGCGGTATTGAGGATGAGGGTCAGCGCCGCGAGGCGGGTCAGCTCACCGATCTTGTCGGCCTGCTCAGCGATGTAGCCCAAAAGGCCATCGACGACGCAGAGGCGATCGAGATATACGCTGGTCGTTTGGAGAAGCGGTCATGATCGGCTTCTTCGAAGCGCTCGGCACGCAAGGATCGATCTCTCTCGCGGACGTTCGTGCCATCGGAGAAGAGGTCGAGAACGCTCACGGCGTTGGACTCCGCACCATCTATTTGCGCAATCCAGACCGGAAAGTTCAGACCTTTGCGCACGAGTGGCACAGTCTTCTGGCGCGACCTGTGCAAATCATCCCTGCGCTTGCCGGCACCTCGATAGTCCACTGGGACGTGTCGCTGGCGCCGCCAGAGGTGTGGCGCACATCGGTAATCGCTGGGCGCTCTGCCTAGATGGCGTGGTCCGCCCCGCCACGCCCAGCGGTGTCAACGATGCGGTTCATGGCCCGACGTATGTCGAGCTGCCGTGCGGCAAGGTCGAGGGCGTCGGCGAATGGGCCGAGCCGTCCGGCTTCGACAGCGCCGAGCTGATGCTCGCGCACTTCGTCGAGGAAAGGGATGCGCGCGCAGCACGCGCCGCGAACGAGGAGCAATCCTGATGTTCGCCGACAGCTCAATCACGCCGGCCGAGGATGCAGCTTCGGTTGCCTGGAGTGCTTACGCCGCTGCGGTCGAAGCCTTCCGCGCTCTCGTCCAGGCTCACGCGGGCCGACGGGAAATGCGCCGCCAACACGAGAAACTTATCGAAGCCGAACTGAACTGGAAGCGCGCCTATTGCGCGCTGCTGGCGGCAGTATGACCCGCGAGGGTGAGCTACTCGCCAGCGAGCAGATGCGCGACCGCATCGCCGCCGACATGGCGATCGAGGCCGAGCGCCGTGAAGAGCTGGGCGGCAGCAGCGCTCGCAAGCAGGCCGCGCTGCTGCGCGCATGGGTGCGGCGCATCCTCGATATGCCAGGCCGCGTGGCCGTTCACGTTCAACAGGAGGACTTGGCCGATGGCTGATGTGATTCAGTTTCCCGGCGCTGAGCGTTACCAGCATGAAGAAATGACGTGGCATGCCATCATGACGCTGAAGGCCCAGGTCAGCGATCAGTTCGGGGGCAAGGCGCTGGTGTCCGCCGCCGCGGTGCATCTCGTCTTGATCTACCTCGAGCACCTTGCTGGCCGGCTCGACATCATCCCGCCCAGCGGCCCGGAGGCGGCATGAACCAGACCGCAATAATCAGCATAGATGGAAACGGCCCATCGGCTCGGCATTCCGCCCGGCCGAACGGAAAGGTCCGCACCATGTCAGCCACATCAACCGTTCGTACTTGGCCTAACGATGGCAAGCAGCCCATGCCCGCTTGGGTGCTAGCCGCCGTAGCAGGCGCGGTGACGCCAAACGGCGCCTTCAATATCGAGACGCCGCTAGGGCAGGCACGGGTTCATCCAGGCCACAATGTGGTCTCGCGAGACGGTAAGCTGTGGGCGGTCCATCCGTCAGAGCAAGCCGAGTTCTTGAACATGCTCGACGACCAAGATCGCGACGTCTCCCTTCTGGATGAGGCCGAGCGCGCCGCCGAGACGTCGGTCAAGTTCGCAGGGATCAGGCATAGCCGGGACGAAGCCAACGTCGCAGAGCGCGGCGACGACACCGATGAGATCAGCGCCCGTATTGCGACCTGCGGAACCGAAGACACAAGGCAGCGCCTTTCGACGGTTCCGGCCGCCAGCCTGAAGGTTGAGCCGCCCCGTCTCAAACTCGCGCCGGCAATCGGGATGCCGCCGTCGATAGAGAACAGGTATACCAACGAACTGAAGATAGACGACACCTACCAGCGCTCGATCGACACAGAGGCATCCCAAAAATTGATTCGGAGGATCGCCGCAAATTGGGACTGGCGCATGTGCCTTCCGCTAGTCGTCTCGCGGCGAGAGGGCGGTCTGTATGTCATCGACGGGCAACATCGCCTTGCTGCTGCGCAGCTTCGAAGCGACATTCCTTTCCTGCCCTGCTGCCTGACGACCTACGGTAGCGTAGCCGAAGAGGCCGCCATGTTCGTGGCAATGAACCGGACACGTCGAGCCATCAATCGGCTCGATGATTTTCACGCGGCTACGGCCGGCGGCGACGAGGACGCGCTTGCGGTTCGCGAATTGATCATCGGCGCCGGCTTCAAGGTCGCCCGGAGGACAGGGTCTCAGTCGTGGGTGCCTGGCGAGGTCGCCTTCACCGCTTCCGTCGAGAAGGTGAGGCGCAAGCATGGCGACGCGATCTGCGCTCGCGCCTTGCGCCTAATGGCCGAAGCTTTCCCGGACGAGGTGCTCAACGCTGGCGCCTCGGTGTTCACCGCCCTCACCAAGATCTTCGTCGGCGGTGACGCACCTGACGAAGAAAGGCTGCTCCACGCCCTTCTTCGGTTCGATCAGAAGGGTTGGGCGAGCTTCGTATCGAGCGTCAAGGGTGGCGGCGAGGATCGGGCGTTCGCCCTGAAGTCGGCACTTCTGATGGCCTATGAGGAGGTGCCGTGATCCGCCGCCTCGACTTCTGGATCGGCACCCGCCTGTTCCACCCGCCAGTCATCTGGCTCTGCCAGCGGACTGGGATGACGCAGTACGCCGTCGCCGCGTACGCTTGGCTTGCGGCAACGTTCACGCTGGTCGCGACGCTCAAATCGAGCAGCGCTGGAGAGATTGCCGTCACCGTTCTCATAAGTGCTCTCGCGGTCATCACGACGGTGGGAACCGCCCTGTATCCGGACATGCCGCGCAGGCCTTCCCTGACCTTTCGCGTGTTCATATGGGTCATTACGATCATCAACGCGCTCGATCTTATTTGCCGCTACAGCGCAGGCGGCAGCGGTGGATCTGGTTGGGGAGGAGCGTGGGACGCGTTCGCCCTCGTCGGTGAGTACGCAAAGACGATCGTCACCATTCCGCCGCGCAAGCGCCGCGAGCCCTCAACGAAGGCGCGGGAGGCCTTCTCATGACGATCGATCGTCGCACAGACAGCCTATTGCGCCTGCCAGCCGTTCGCGCACGCACGGGCTTGTCGTCTTCCTCGATCAATAGACGCGAAGCGGTGGGCACGTTTCCCCGCCGCATCCGGATCGGTGAGAACAGCGTCGCCTGGTATCTCTCGGACATCGAGGACTTCGTGGCCGATCCGCTGAACTATCGCGCGGCCGCCGACGCCGCCTAGCGCTCGCGCCCGTCGATCAGGTCGTTCGCGGGCATGAGACCCGCGCTGATCAGTTCGGCCCACTCGGTGGCGAGTTCGCGCCGCCGCGAGGTGTGCTGGCTTCGATTGTAGGCGAATTCGCTGCCCGACAATCCCTTGGGCTTATGCGCCAGCATCAGATCCACGACGTGACGATCGCCCTCGCGCCGTGGTGGCGAGGGGCGGTCGTTCAGGATCGTCGAGAAGGCCGATCGCCATCCGTGGGGAACATGGCGGTTCTGATAGCCCTCGCGCTTGTAGAGCGTTTCCAGCGCAGCGGTCGTCATCGGCCGGCGTGTCGAGCGCTGGCTGGGGAAGAGCAGGGGGATGCGCCCCGTCAGGCGGCGCAGTGCCCGGACGGCGTCGACCGCTTGCCGGGGCAGCGGGACGTCGTGAGCGAACGCCGCCTCTCCTTTGTTTTCGAGCTCGAGCTTCATGCGCTCGGCAGGGATGCGCCAAAGTGCATCGGGAGACGCCGCCGTCGGATCGTCCCAGTCGATGTTCTCGAACTCTGCCCACGCCGCACCACACAGCACGCCCGGACGGACAGCCGTGAGAGCGAGGAGCCTGGAAGCCAGCTTCGTGGCAGGGCCTGCGGACGAGTCGTCCATACACCGCATCAGGGCTCGGAGATCGGCGAGATCGGTCAGCGCTGGCTGCTTGCCGCGTGCGACAATCGGCCGGAGCGCCTTGCCCACCGTAGCTGCCGGATTGTTCGGCACAATGCCCTCGCTCATTCCGAAGACGAAGACCGCGGAGATGTATTCGCGAACCCGCTTAGCGGTGTCCACCGAGCCACGGGTTTCGATCTTGCGCAGCGCGCGAAGCACCATAGGCCCGTCGATGTCCGCCAGCGGCAGGCTCCCGAGGTCGGGGAAGACGTCTCGCTCCAGCGCCTGTAGCAGTTTGGTCGCGTATTTCGGCGACCAGCGCGGGCGCTGCGCCTCGTGCCAAGCGCGGCCGATCTTCTCCATCGTTGCGCCAGCAGCTGCATGGGCGGCCATCCGCCGCTTGTGCTCCTCGACGGCCGGGTCGCGATAGTCGCGCAAATGGCGGCGTGCGGCGTCGCGCCGATCGCGTGCCTCGGCGAGCGTGACCTCGGGGTAAAGGCCGAAGGTGAGCCGCTTTTCCTTCCCAGCGAACCGGTACTTCATCCGCCAGGACTTCCCGCCCTTGGAGGTGACGAAAAGGTAGAGGCCGCCGGCATCGCCGAGCTTGTAGTCCTTCTCGGCCGGCAGGGCCTTTCGGCATTGTGTATCGGTCAGCGGCATCATGCCCCCACTTCTAGAGCTGCGTGTCCCCGCGATGACCCCACGATGCCCGCTTTTGGATGGCATCGGGTGGCATCCGACGATGCCCCCGATCTTGCTGATTTAAGGGGTCCATGCAAGCGCTTGGCATCGCATGGCGGCCCACGGCGGGCCTCTGTGGTGGGCGGTGACGGGATCGAACCGCCGACCCGCTCGGTGTAAACGAGCCGCTCTACCGCTGAGCTAACCGCCCACGGCGAGCGCCTATGCCCGCTTGCGGCGCGGCGGGCAAGCCGGCTCCGCTT